TATGTCGTACAAAGGTAAGTTTAAGCCAAAGAATCCCTCAAAGTACAGAGGTGATCCCACCAACATAGTCTATCGTTCTCTATGGGAACGTAAATTTATGACATTTTGCGATAACACAGATAACATCGTGAAATGGGCTTCAGAAGAATTACCAATACCTTATATTTCTCCTGTTGACAAAAAATATCACAGATATTTTGTAGATTTCATCATTGAAGTAAAAGAAAAAGATGGAACAATTCAAACCTACATGGTTGAAATAAAACCACATAGAAAATGCTCAGAACCAGCAAAAAAGAAAAAAATAACAAAAGGTTATTTGCAAGAAGTAGTCGAGTGGCAAATAAATAAATCAAAGTGGGCATTTGCAGAAGAATATGCTAAAAAGCGTAATTGGAAATTTAAAATAATAACAGAGAAAGAGTTATTTGGTGGAAAAGAACCAACAGAAACCGAAACCGATTAATACACCCCAATCCGCTTTAAAATGGTTACGTGATTCTATGCGGGGAGTCAACAAAACGGGCAAAGTAACAGACTACTCTGATTTTTTAAAAGACACCACCAAAAACATAAAAAGAAAACTACCGGGACAGGTTTTATTGTTTAAATACAAACCATCAACCCGCACAAGAATTTTTGACAGGTATCCTTTAGTTTTGGTTACTGGAATCGGGGGAGGGGGGTTTTATGGTATTAATCTGCATTATATCCCCCCCAAGGATAGATTTAAAATGATCATGTTAATGAACACTTTAATGTTAAATCCCAAAGAAACCGATCCACACAGAATTCGTATCAAAATAATGTCAATATTGAATAAGAAAATATTTGCTAAATATACTGGTGTTGTTTTTAATCAATATAATGTCAGCAATATAATCGGAAAACCAAAAATAACTACACCGGAAGAATGGACTCAGTTTGCATTTTTACCAATGTTTAAAGGTATTTCTCCCAGTAAATTGTATTCCGAAATATTAAAGGAAACACGAAATTAAATGGCATACGCAGACGTACAAACAGCACTAAACAGTATAAGAGGTTTGGCAAGACCAAATAGATTTACTGTAAATCTAAACTTTAATAATGCTAATTTGTATTTTAGTGGATATGCTGAAAGTATTGACATACCACCATTGGGAGTAGGTACTGCGGATTTTCAATTCAACACTCAACCTTTGCTAAAAATACCATACGTTAAACTTCCGGCACAAACTTGTAATATAACTTTTCGTTTAGATGCACTAGGAAACCCAGTTAAAACATTTTACAGCGAAATAAATAACAGAATTGTTAAAAATGTAAATGGAGACTACTTTATTGGTTATTTGGATGATGTTGTTGGTGATATTGACATTTCTTGTCTTGATACAGAAAAAGATAAAAAACTTTTCACAATTAAACTTTCGTATGCGATGTTGAGCAATATAGAAGCCGTTCAATTATCATACGATGAACGCGATTCGTACTTAAAACAAACCGTTACCTTTGCATATAGAGATGCATCGGTTATTTGAATTATTTAGAATAGGATTTTACTATGCCACTACCAAAAATTGACGTTGCAACCTTTGAAATGAAATTACCATCAAATGGTCAAAAGATAAGATATAGACCATTTTTAGTTAAAGAAGAAAAGATTCTTTTAATAGCAGCAGAATCTAAAGACAATGATCAAATACTATTAGCAATGGATCAAGTTATTAGCAATTGTTTAATAGACAAGATTGATATTGAAGATGTTCCTTCATTTGACATAGAGTATATTTTCTTAAAGTTACGCGAAAAATCTATGGGAGAAGTTATAAAAATTAATGTAATTGATCCCGATACTAGTAAAAAATTTCAAGTAGACGTTGATCTTAATAAAGTTATTGTAAAAAGATCTACAAAACATGAAACGAAATTAAAATTATCAGATTCTTTATTTGTAGAAATGAAGTATCCCAATATGCGTACAATTTTGTCTGTAGATCCCTCAAAACCATTGGTTGAAAATGGATTTAATTTAATCGTAAATTGTATCAATAAAATTTATGATAAAGAATCTGAGTATAAAGCATCAGATTATTCCAAAGTAGAATTGCAAGAATTTGTTGAGCAATTTACGCAAGACATGTATGAAAAATTAAGTAATTTCTTCGATACCATGCCTTCCATTTATTATGAATCAGAAGCAGTTTCTCCATTTACACAAAAGAAAGTAAAGGTTGTTCTCGATAAATTTGTAGATTTTTTCGACTAGGGCTGGCGAGTGAGTCTTTAGAGAATTTGTATAAAACAAATTTTCTTCTCCTACAAGAACACAAGTACAGCCTAACTGAATTGGAAAACATGATACCGTGGGAAAGAGAAATTTATCTAAATCTTTTAATAAAACATGTAGAGGAAATAAATAAAAGAAGAGAACAATTAAAGAAAAAATAACTAATGTTAGCACTACCAACAATAACATCCGAGGGTAAACAAAACACTAAAGCAGTTTCTGGTATTGGACGAATGTTCTCAAATACTGGAACTGCTATGGTTTCTTCTTTTCAAAGAAACACGACTCCACCACGAAGAAGAAGAATTGCCCGTCCAGAGTCATCTACTCTGTCAGAAAAAATGGATGCTGCGGTACAAAAACAAACTCAGGGATTAGATTACAAGTTTGTCAAAAAAGCATTTGATATTTACATAAACTTAGCAAACAACATAAAAAAGACTGTAAACGATTTAATCCAAAAAGTAAAAACCATACTTGGTATACAAAATGAAAGTGCGTCGTTAAAGGCACAAACTCGTTCACCAATACCCCAACAATCGACAGAACAACTAAGAGAAACCGCTGAGGCTCAACAAGAACAAGTTTCTTTGCAGATGGATCAAAATAAAACTTTAATCGACATTAAAGTTATTATGGAAAAGATCTTGAAGAAAATTGGAACGGGTGGTTCTGGTGAGGATTCTGGTGGTGGATTGTTGAGCACTGCCGCCGATGCTGCTATTCTTGCTTCTACATTAAGAAGAGGAGGAAAGGCTGGAGCACTTTCTCGTGTTGCCAGAGTTGCTGCTGGTGGAAAATTAGGAGCACTTGCAAAAGTCCGAGGAGCGTCAGCACCAGTTACAATGACCGCTAAAGCAATTGATACCACAACAAAAGCAGCAACTGGCACAAAAGCAGCAATAACAGGAACGGCATCAAAAGCAGGAAGCAAAGCATTATCTCTTCTAGGTTTTGGAACTGCACTTGGTGCCGCTGGATCAGCTGCTCCAGCAATAGCACAATCAGTAGCCCCAGTTGCAGCCGGAATACAAAACATTCCAGGTCAAGGGTTTGTTATGCAACCCCCGTCAACACCAACCACAAGTCCTGCTCAACTACTTTCAACCCCCGCATCCACAACAGCACAAGCAGCGGCAGCAGCACCAAAGCCCGGCTTCTTTGGTAGAATGTTACAAACTGCAAGAAATATAGGCACTGGTGCGGTAGGAATGGTGCAACAACTTGGACAAGGTGGTCTAGAATTAGCAAAAGCCATTAAAAATCCTATGGCATTCCTAAAAGGACCTGGTAAAAACGTAATACTTCCTGCTTTAAAAAGAGTACCATTACTTGGTACTGCAATTGAAGGTATCATCGGATACTTAAACATACCAGCAATACAACAAGATCCCAATTTAACTCCAGAACAAAAGAAGGAAGCAATTGGTGCGGAATTAGGTAAAAGAATGGGTTCCCTTATCGGAACTACCATAGGTTCCGCTGTAGGTTTGGTTGGAGGACCTTTGGGTTCAATACTCGGTGGAGTTATTGGAACGTATGGTGGTGAATACGTTGGTAATTTAATTGCAGAGGCAATAGGACCAAAAGAAGTTTATGAATTTGCGGCTTCTGTGCCTGGAATAGGTGATTGGTTTAAGAAGGGTGTAGAAGCACCAACAACAGCAGAAGGACAAGCAAAAGTTGAGACACCTTCACTGCAAGAAGCAATGACACCGGCAACCCAAAGTCAACAACCTTCTGTAGAATTTGGGGGAACACCAAGAACACAACTCGCACCAGCAGCACAAATGCAAACAAGTGAAAGTGTGCAATACCAAACAAATAAAAGTATTAACAATGAATTGAGTGCAATGCCTCAAACAGATAATAGACCTCTTGTAATAAACAATTATTACAATAATTCTAAAACATCTGTTGCTGGTGGTGGAAGTTCGTCCGCAATTGCATCAGACGGTAATGCAATTCCTCCAGATGAAAGTGGCATGCAGGCTCTACTTACTAGAGATTTGGGTAGAAATGCGGCTCTAGGAACTCAAGGGTAAAAAGAAAAGACGGCGTTTAAGCCGTCTTCTCCAAATCACACTCAAACAAAATTAGTTCACTCTTCCTTTGCCAACTTCTCAAAGTAAGAGAGCGCATCCTCTTCCTCCGCATCATCTTCGACCGGAGACTTCTTTTCTGGCATCTTTGGAGGATTCTTGAACTTTGGTGCAGAACCAAAACGCTGCTCCGCGTCCTCAATCTGCTCCATCTCTTCCGCAGTCTTTGCCTTACCTTCACTGCCACCACGAAGAACTGATTCCATCTTAGACTTTAGTTCGTCATAAGACTTGAAGTTCTCGGGATTAGTGAACTCCTTAAGAGCATACTGCTTCTTCCAAAGTGCTTCCAACTTTGCATCATCACCACCAAGAAGCGGAGTTGGCTCTTCAAATTCACTCTTGTCATAGTTGATATAACCAGCAACCTTGCGAA